TCGGCACAAACCAAGAGAGATCGGGTTCAAAAACGAGGAGCGATGGTGAAAGATACCCCCCCAATTGAAAAAATCGAAAGTTTTCTGGGGGGTTCAATACCGATGGGGGGACTAGACAGTTCTTCTGATTCGCTTCCCGTGTAGTTTTTTTGCAGGAGGTGGATTTTGTGAGGAAAAAAGCAAAGGAAGTACAGGCATCTTTGTATGATTTTGTGCAGCGGAAAAATGCAGATATGAGTGCAATTAGTAAGATGATTGA